CCACCGAAATGAGTACCCACTTCTGAACTTTCAGGACTGCGGTACTGACGGCGGCTTTCTCGACGCGGCAAAGCTCTTCTCGGAACTCATCGCGCATGTCCGCAATCTGCTTTTCGATTCTGTCTATACCGGCGGTAATAAGCGTGATCTCGTTCCGTGTCATTGTCTTATCCTATGTTCTTATGCTATCTTCCAAATTTCAAGTGATGCGTATACCTCTACTCCACCAGAATTAGTCGCAAGCCCTAACCCACTTGCAACACCAACACTAACCCAATATTGTAGTTGTATATTCTTTTCTGCTGCAATTACAAACCTTCCACTAAATGAATACAGATAAGAACCATAAGTAGAATAATAATATGCTGACGGTCCCACTATAATATCAGAATTATCAGATGTATTTCTGATCTTACCCCTAATGTAGCTTCCAGCGTATGCAGGGAATGACGCATGAAAATCATACGTTCCATCAGGTAGTGTTATAGTGTCGCTAGCTAAAGATGCTCCGGTAATGGTATTCGCGACAGATGTGTTCAGTACCCGCTTTGTCCATGTAGTCGCGACCGATGTCCCACCGGCTGTATTATTCGCTTTCTCATCCCGGACGTGCATATACGGGCTGGCTTCTAGTGCATCAATGCGTGTGTCGAGCGAGGTAATGCTTCCCTCTGCGGTTGTTACGCGAGCGTCAAGAGACGTGGTGCTGCCGTCCACGGTGTCGAGGTCGGCGCGGGCGTTCAGCGACAGGTCTTGAAGAAACTGGTTGACGGATTGCATGTACCGAGACATGCCGTCCTTGTCTTCGGGTGATGGGATGAGCGGGAGTATCGGTGATTTATTGGTTTTCAATCTTCAAGCTCCATCATGTTTTTGCGGTACTTATATTCGCGTTTCAACTTTTTGAGTTCAACGTCTCGCGCGGCTTGAATGGCACGTTTCATCATCTTAGCCTTGCGCTCATCCGGTGCAGTAGTATATCCGGGCATACTCATCACGCGGTTGATTCTTTCTTCGATACGCTGCCCGAGTCTTTCCTGATAGTCACGATATACTCCGTTTTCGAGTTTCTTCTTAACGCCGCCTATCGTGATGGACTGTTCCGCGTGGCCGGGGTAAACACCGAGTCTGTCAAGCTCCTGAGAGATAGGAGTACCACCTTCCTCGCCATACTTGTACGGGATGAACTGTCGCGCTGGTCCACCTTGTATTTGCTGAGGTTGTCCGAAAACGTCGAGCTTAGGCTCGGTCCATGAGTACCCACCGGGGATCACCTGAGAGAAAGCACCGGCAAGAGACTTTGTGTCTCGCGGTCGTGCGGCACCTTCTACGCCTGATTCGATAGCGCGGTTGATAGACCTGTTGAATGACGACATAGGAACAAAGCTCGCAAGTGTACGCTGCGCGGCTCCTTCTAGTTTACCTTGCGGACTGAGTAAATTTTGTACACCCTGTAAGTAACTCGAATCGATGACGTGTTCCTTGATTCCGTTGACCACGTTCCACGCGACCTTCGACGCCTCTTCTTCGCTCTTAGCGTTCTTAATCTGTTCATAGGCCACGGCTGCCATTGCTACCGGCATGTTAAACGGTTCAATCCTTCGGTACTGCATCCACTTATCGCCAACCTTCACGGCCCACGGAAGCTTGCCGTTGGCATAGAATATCTCACGCTCTGCTTTGTTTATCGGTGCGGGTCCGGTGATCTCGCCCTTGTCGATCTTAGCGAATAGAGCGGCGGCTATCACGGCACCTTCTATCTGCTTTGCCGCGACTTCCTGTATTGGCTGTTTACCTTTAGCGAGTAATCCTATCCCGGGGGTCATTTCAAGCCCGCGCTTTAAAAGGTTTCCGGGAGTTGACACGAACGGCATAATCAAGCGCATTAAACCACCCGCGAGAGGGTGCTCAGGATTGTCTCTCATGCCAACGAGGAACGACGCAATCTTACCAGGCTCGTCGGTGAACGTAACGTAGCGGGCATAGTCCGAAGCCTGATCGATCATTTCCTTACTTGCCTTGTCTGGGGTGATTCCTTTGGCTTTTGACAGTGCCGCGAGCTTTGAGTCAAATGCGATGGACTTGAACCAAACGTCTGAAGCACCGAGTAGTCGCGAGGGCATTGTCACCGCCGGGGCCGCTGCGCGCATAAGTCTATTCGGTGAACGCTCGAAAGCGCTTATAATAGCACCACCTATATCGGCGTCAATCTTTGATTCCCACTCAGTAGCCTTGCCGGTTCTTAGTATTTCTCCGGCACCCTGCACTCCCTTCTTGAATCCAGACTTAACACCAGACCATGAAGGTATAACTTCTTTGAGCAAGTACTCACGTTTTCCGCCACGGAAGAGCGACATTGTTTTATCGATACCAGCGGTCAAGGCTCCGTGCGGTACCTGCCACGCCTGCCACATCGTATTTGAAAGCGTGTTTACCATGTGTGTAGGAATACCCGAGAGAATAGAGTTGTACCAGTACTCCCATACATAGTCCATTTTCTTAGGGTCGCCCAATCTTTCTGCAAATCGTTTGACAGCGCGAGGGTCTTCCATGTTTCCCATCTTGACAAGATCAAGGAACTCGTTCTGTTCGCGCTCGTTTAATCCGCGATTAAGTTTCCCGAACGCGGACTGTAATCTACGCGAAGCGAGTTTATACTTGTTTGCTTCAAGAGCACGTCCGGCCTCGGTTCTCGCTACCGCGACTTGACCGAATATCTTATCCTGTGCCTCGCGGAACATGGTAGAGTCCCATCCCTCGGCGATAGCGTGGTCTGCAATGTCCTTCAGCGTCTTGTCGCCTATGTCGGCAAGGGCAACCTGATCTACTGCCGAGAACCCGTCGGCTGGTTTCTTAGCAAGAAGTTGAGCAAGTGATTGCTCGTTCTCAGTAATCTTTGACGCGAGGTCTTTCTGTGTTGCTCGGGTGACTGCTTCTTTCGGTATTGCTCCTTTGACGCCGCTCTCGAACTCTCGAAGGGTCTTGTCTTCTCCGGTAACGACTTTAGTCATCCAGTCGGTCTTGCCAACGTCAGATTCAGCTAGAGCCTTCGGGGCAGACACGACCGGAACTTCTGCTTTAGGTTTCGCCTTTCCTTTCCACGGCATGGGTATTTGTGTAACCGCTTCTACGGCTTCGCGTACCGGAGCAAACGGCGTCTTTGTTAGCATCGACAATCCCTTCGCACCAGCAAGGCCAAGAGCAATGTTCGCCGGTGTGGACTCTTCAATCATAGCCCCTGAAGTATCGCGGCGTTGCTGGTCCTTCTCGACTTCGGTATCTCCGAACACTTTATCAATCGCGGTAGCCGCGCCCTGAACGGCCTTTAGGCCAATGGCCGGCAGTACTCCAAATCCCTGCTGCAACTCCATGAACGATGGTGCGGGGCGAGGTTCTTTGACGGCCGTAAGCCTACCGACTGGTTTATCTTCCGACACAAGCGATAGCTTGCCAGTGGGCTTGTCGTCATTAACGGGCGTGAGTCTCCCTACGGGGAGTTCTTCCTCGTCGATTAACGTAAGTCTTCCGTAGGGCTGCTCGGGCATTACTCAACTCGCTTAGGGTTCTTAGGGTCTGTCACGTCCCACATCACGCCGCGCTCATCACGGGCAAGCTTTGTCTTTCCTTTAGGCTGCGCCATACCCTGATTTTTGTTGTTCGGTCCAGCGGCGATACCCTCGTAATCAGTACCGCCTTGATAGTCAATACCTGTAGCGAATCCAGTTGCACCTCGAAGCGGGGTGTTTGTAAGTATCTCGCGCTTTTCGCGCTCGCCCCTGTATCTTCCAAGCCTGACTTCTGCATCCTTAACCTGCTCAGGTGTAGAATCAGGGTTCTTGATAATGTCTTCGTACATCTTAATCGATGCTTGATCGGTTGACTCAGAAATACGCCTCCATCCTTGCGGAAGGTTCCCCTGTGCATCAGTTCCGGGGCTTGTTTCCCTGCGCTTACCGGTAAGGTCGTTAATGTAATATTCGCCCTTCGGACCACCACCTGAACCAGAACCACCGAACGACGGCCTGAGATTTTTCAATCCAGACGACATATTCCACCCCCACTTATTATCGAGGAGCTTGAACTTGTGGACCATATCGTTGTAGGCGTCTTTGATAAGACCCTGTTTCCCGGTAGCGAGCGCGGCGTCGTACTGCTGCTTGAAGAAGTCGTACTGGTCTGTCGCATCGGGAGAAAGCGGACGCGCCTGCATGTTGCTCATTTTCATGGAGTCGTATTTCTGCTGAGAGTTCTCAACCTGAAGAACGCGCTTCTGTGCGGCAACGGCTTTAGGCGAAGTGTACTGATCTACATCAGCCGTTAAAGAACTGTCGGAAACTCCAATTTGCTCTGGACCTTGAACATTCTTAGCGGCAAGAGCAGCGGCCTTAGGGCCATACCCTGACTTCATCTCTTTCGTGAGTGCGCCGCCATACCCACCCTGACGGTCCATCTCCATATTTGCCGCTTGCATGGCTATTTGCATCTTATCGTCTTCGGCAACTTCGGGCCTAGCGCCCATCATTTGATTGGCGAGTCCGGGACCGGCCACGTCAAAGTCTTCGGGCTTATTGTAGTTGTTCCCGAACATCCGCGCGAGTAACCCCTTGCCCTGAGCTTTATTGAGTTCTTCGGCAGCGCGCTTAGAATCGCCTAAACTTCTAAACGCCGCGAATCGCTGTAAGGCCATCTGGCGTTCTGCGTTTCTGTCTTCCATCGCAGCGCGAGACGCTTCATTCGCTGCCTGTAGAAAACGTATTCCAGAATCGTCTCTCGGTATAATTTGCATTATCCACCCCCTAGTAAAGCCATGATATCTTTATAGCCTGAAGATTTTTTCAGGTTATCGTATGTAGCTGAAGCCTGGTTAAACTGAGAAAGTAGACCCTGCCCGCCCTGGCTATAATAGTTCTCAAAAGCCTTTGTTCCAAGAGAACCCTGCATCATACTACCCATGCTCGAAAGCGATTGCATCTGACGGGATAGCGCGTTCTCCTGACCCTGCTGCTCCTGAAGGAGTTCGTTGTAGTTTAGGTTTCCGCGCTGCTGTGAAAGATTATTCTGCAAATCAGAAAAGGCTTTCCCGAGGGTCTTAGTCTTCGCCGAAGAGTGGAACTTGCCTCCGTACTGAGCCGCAATCTGCGGAGCGGTTTCGTTCTGGAACGCATACATAGCAGGGTTAGCCATTGTGTCCTGATAGAACGAATCTATGTCGGACTGATCGCGATTGTAAGTGTTTTCGGGATTGAGCGCCATCTCGTTCATCTGGGCGTAGATACCCGGAGTGTACTGTTTCGCAAGAAGAGTCTGCTGCTTTAATAGCGCAGCCTGTTCAGGCGTGAGCGTGGACGCTGTTTTTACACCGGCACCGCTTCCACCGAAAACCTTCTTCTTTAACTTGCTTGCAAAACCCATAGTGCCCCCTATATCCCCGCGTTGTTAAATCCAACGGTCAAGGACTCAATCTCAAAGTTAGCACCGCTTAAATTCTCGATATAGAATCGAACTTGCGTGCCGCGCATTAAGAAATTCACAATGCGCTCGAAATATTCCGTTGTACCGGCGAGGTCGATATTCCCCCACCCGGACCACTCACCACCGAAGTTTACCGAAGCCCTCACTCGGAGAGCACCAGTGCTTGACTGAGAAATTCCAATCAAGAGTTCGAGCAACTTGAATAGCTGCTTCGGGTCATTCAAGGGATAGTCCCGCGTGGTCATGTTCGCGGATATCTCCGCACCGTTGTCCGAACCTCCTCCGAACTCGTAAACGTATCCGTCTTTATCGCCAAAGAGATATGTCGGCGTTCCACCGTATGCGAGGAAGTCAGCCCACGATTCACCGGAAGCGAGTAAGTCGGCCCACGTTATCGCTGAAGCCTCCCACGTCGCCCACGTCTCGGAAGAGTCTGAATACCAGAACCCGAACGCGGTCATCTGCTGCGGGAAATCCCATATTGACCATGAGTTCTCGATGTAATTATAGACATACGCCTTATCGGGGAAGTCTTCAGAAGTCGGTACGAATAGCGCGTAAAGGTGACGGTCGAGCATCTTCATCGAAAACGCCCGGTGCGACATACCTGCATTAAGACTGCGAATCATTGTATTGACAATAGCTTCACCGATTGGTACGATCTGCATACCGTCAAACTTGTAGACGTTATCGGTTCCCATGAATATGTGGTAATTGCCGAAGTCCTGAACCGTGCGGATAGACGGGGTTCCTATGCCGTTAATGTGGTTCTGCTTGAACTGCAAAGGATCATCAGCCGAACCCGTGGGCCACGCCACGGTAATTGAACCCTTCTTGTAGACGATGACGTTTTGTCCTAGCGCGGCCATGCCCACGACTTCATCGTTGGTATTCATGAAGTCATAGTAAAGCCCCTCGGCGTAGCTTTCGGGGTCGCCCGCGTCTGACATTTCCAAAGTGAACGGCTGGTCGTTTCCGGCGTCGATAGTCCAGCCTAGATATAAGTGCTCGAATCCCACGCTTCCGAAGTATCCACAATATCGAGAGACATTCGGAGTACCGCCAAGATCGGTGAAGTACCCGGTACCGGTCCACTTCTTCGGAACTTCGATTCCGTTTGTCACAACCATTATCCGGTCATAAGTCTTGACAGGGAGCGCAACGTCATGCGGCTGGTCTTCATCGTTTGTCCAGACCTTTCTTATGACATAAGTGCCATCGGCAACGGCGGGAGCACTGGTCGTTAGCGTGAGTGAAGTCGCGCTTGCGAACGCTGAAACGGTGTACCACGAATCGGGGGTTCCGCTCGCGTTAGGATCGGTGGTGCCAAACTTGATCTGGTACGCGCTGGTAGGCCACGACGAAGACCATCCCGAAGCTGATCCGGTAACGGTCGCGGCAGCCGTGGTAGCAGTGACAGTTCCGTCTGTGTGGACTTCGGTAATGAAATCCCACGTGTTATCGGTGGAGTTGTACTTGTAAGCGTCTCGCGTTGTGGTAGCAACGAGGAACTTATTAGCCGTGCCAAGAAGCTCGAACCACGTAAGCGAGGTCACGGCCCCGTTCATCTGGTCGCCAAGCACGGTATAACCGGGTCGGCGTTTTACCTTGCCGTCTTCAAATACAAGATTAACTCCATCTGAGAGCTTATCCTCGGGGATAATCCTGCGATGGAGGTCTTTGAATATTCCGGTTAAAGTTGTTAAAAACTTTCTTTCCACAACAAAGCCCGTAACCTTTTAAGGTTGCCGGGCTTTATCTTATCCGAAGGAAGGTAAAGAATCCGGGGTGTTTAGTTTATGCTAAAAGCAATCTTTCCGCTATTGCCGACTGCCACGAAGCGTCCTATGCCATAACCTACTCCGTTAATAATCGTCGTTGAAAACGAAGGCGTAGACGCCAGTGTCCATGTATATCCGTCATAACTGAAAGCAATCTTTCCGCTGTCTCCGACTGCAATGAAACGGTTTTCTGCAAAAAAAACGCTGGTAATTACGGAAGTACCGAAAGGAGAAGTTACCGAAGACCATGTATCCGCATCGGTAGAAACTATAATTGTCCCAGAATTTCCAACCGCGACGTAAAGACCATTACCGTAAGTAGCCGATGTTAATATGACAACAGTATCGGTATCTGACGATTGAGTCCATATATTACCATCAGGCGAATACCCAATCTTGCCGTCATCCCCAACAGCGACAAATTTAGCACCACCGAAACACAATCCGTATATATTTGTAGTTCCGAAGGATGGAGTTGCCGCTTGCGTCCATGTATCGGCATCAGCCGAATAAGCTATTTTACCAGTACTTCCGACAGATACAAATACGGTCGCTCCATACTCCACTTCATATATTTGTGACACACCGAACGACGGAGTACCGGACTGAGTCCATGTATCGGCATCAGCCGAATAAGCAATCTTTCCAGTATAGCTTACGGAAACATATTTGCTATCTCCATAGCATACATCCGATAATGCGTCAGTTCCAAAACTCGGTGTACCTGCCTGTGTCCAAGTATCGCCATCCGCAGAATATCCGATCTTACCAGAAAGTCCGACAGACACAAACTTGTCCACACCAAAGACTATGTTGTTAATCGTAGTCGTACTAAAGCTCGGCGTTCCCGCTTGTACCCATATCTGACCAGCATTCCTCGGGGAGTAGAAAAGCCTCATCGTAATGTACCCCTTTGTGCGAAGTTCGTCCTGCTGTTCAGCGGTGAACTCGCCCATGTTCTCGTCGTACACCGTTCGCGTGTAGTACGGGCCGGCGGCGTACTCGGTAACGACGTTATCCACGTATTCCTTGACAACGTGTTCGTCATCACAGGCCCACAGCCACACGCTCAAAAAGACGATAAACCACCATCCCCACTGCCGACGCCACATACCCTTTGAGTACGGGCGCGGCCACTCCACGATAAACCATATCGCGCTGAGAATCCATCCTGCTCCTATCATGTTCATACCTCCACTTTATTGATAGTGGCAATATAGATAGGTATTTG